TTTGCTTTCACGCCAGCGGCAGCGGCGCTCAGCCAGTCGGACGGCAACACGATAGACGCGAGCAGGTTGCCGGTGGCCACCGCTGCGCAGTTAGCGGGTAGCGCGCCGGTGCGAATTTCCAATGTAGGTGCTACACCAATCTGCGTTTCGATAGCATCGAGCCGCGCGTTATTTACCGGGACTGAGTATTGTAATGTTGCCATTTGTGGTGCTCCTTAAGCGTGACGCAATTCCGCCGCGTCGATCTTGATTAGGTTTCCTTTTGTTACTTGTGCGATGTTGACGGTTATGTCCGCATCATCCCCTGTGCCTACTGTCAACCCTCCGCCCACCAGTTCACCGGTCACGCCGTACAACGCGGCGCGTGTTAGTTCACCGGTGGCAAATGCTTCTACGATCTTCGGAAACCCGTTCAACACCAACAAGCCCGCAATCACTTCACCACTACGCGGCTCCAGCCGCACGTCGGCCAGTGTGGTCAATGCACCGTCCATCAGCGCCAGCCGCCCACCGTCCAGCAGCACACGCACCGCGTCCATTCGCGCGGCCTTGGCACGCCACGAATACTCAATGGGCATGTTCGCGCCTCACAACGCGGGTGCCGATAGGCTCGCCCTTGTCGTTGAAGATGGCCATGCGGTCGCCGGATACCAATTCCTTCACCTCCTCGATGTTGCGCTCGGTGCGCTCGGTCAAGTCCTTTACATGCGCAATCAACGCCGCGTTGGACAGCGTGGCGCGCTCGGCGGTATCCACCACCGCCTTCGCCAGCTTCTCGACGCCCGGCACTTCAACACGCTGCGTCAAATGCTGCTTCATCGTTTCGGGCATGGCGAGGGTAAAGTTATTGGACGCGACTGGCGCGCGCCACTCAATAGACTTCAACTCATTGTCCTTCGGCGGTGCCGCTGGCGTGCCTTTGCTGGCGTTCGCGTCGGCCATTGCATCCAGCTTATCGATAGGCGTCATGTTCATTTGCACCGTGTAGTCGTCCATGCCCTCGTCGTCGCTGCGCGGTAGATTCTCTTTGCCGCGAACTTCGTTGCGTGTCATGTAGCCGTTCTGCAACGCCTGCGAGTAGAACGTGGCACGCGCTGCCGTGTCCGCGCGCAACAACCCTTCGTAGTTGAACCGCAGGAAAAACTTTCGCCGGTCCTGCACCTTGAACAGCCACCGCGTTGCGCTCGCCTCAAAGCGGGTGAAGTAAGGCATAAGGGTGAACGTCACAAACTCCTGCGACATATGCTCGATGTTGCTGAACGTAGCGCGTTCCAAGTCGGCGACCATGTGTGGCGGTATACGGTAGAAGCGGCAAATTTCCTGAATGGTGAACTTGCGCGTGGTGATAAACTGCATGTCTTCCAGTGGCACGCTGCCCCACGGTTCGGGCTTCATGCCGCCTTCAAACAACGCGAATTTGTGCGCGTTGCCCAACCCGCCCATCATCTGTTGCAAGTTTTCGCGCGCGATCTCGCGTTGGTCTTTGTTCAGGAATTTCTCAACGGTCACAATGCCGCTCGGCATACCGCCCTGCGAAAAATAACGCGCACCGAAACTCTCCGTGGCCATCGCCATGCCCAGCGCCTCGCGCGCCGCGCCTATGGGTGACAGCCCTACCAGCCCGGTGCGCCCAAAACCCTTCACGTGCCATATCTTTTCCTGCGGGTAATCTTCCCACTGCCCGCGATCCAGCACCCGATAATACACGGTGCCGTCCGCTTTTTGTTTCGGCTCAACATTGGCAGACTCAATCGGTGTGACCGAAATGGGGTCGCCATTCGGCTTCTTTTCCAAGAACGAATAGGTGTTGCCCGACTGGCACAGGTTGAGCGCGATGGCTTCACGGTACTCGACCGAAGTCATGTTGTTGTTCGGCGCACGCACCAGCATATCGGCCACCGCGTGGTCATCGGTAACTTGCGCATTGCCTTTACCGTCGTCCACGTAAACTTTCCACGGCAACGATCCGATGGTCTCGGACAGAATGCGCATACAGCTCCACATGGTGGAAACCTGCATGGCGCTGTCCGGTGATACAGCCTGACCAGACGTGGTTTGCGTGCCGAAGAACCTACCCAGCGCCGCGTCCACCAGTGAGTAAGACTCGCCGGTCGCGGCCTTGGTGCCGCGTGGATTGAACGCCCGCTGTATCATGCTCTGGATTATATTCATTTCATGCGGTCACCGCGTTGCCGAACAGTTGATCCATCGCGGCGTCGCTGTCGTCAGCGAGTGCGCGCGCCAGTGCCATGATCATGGCCACAGGTCCGTCAATCTTTTGCTCGGGCGATTCCTTCGACGGTGCGAACAACCCTTTCTTGGCGTTGCGCACCGTGACGTTGGAAATCATCCAAGTCAACATCTCATTGCCGTCATGGTGGAACCGTCCGTCCTTCAACGCTGCCTGCACTTCGTCCATAGGCACCGCAAAGTTCTGCGGCGTCTGGGTGAACTCCACCAAGTTCAACCCCTCACCTGTCAGCAGCTGTGACATGTGGGTAGCATTGAACGGATCATACACAATCTCGTTCGGGCTGAACTTGCGTGCATCAGTAACGATATCATCTTTTATACGTGTAAAGTCCGTTGTTGACCCATCAGTGGCGGTAAGTATACCTTGGCTATGCCACTTTTTGTAGACGAGCTGGTTTTTACCCGGTTCGTGCAAACGGTCTTCGGGCAAATAGTATCTGCCGAACAGGTAGTAATGGTTCATCCCGTTGAGTCGTTTACGGAACAGCATCATATACGCGGCAATGTCAAGTTTGCTGGCAAGGTCAAACGAAAACCAGTTCGAACACCCTTGCAACTCTTCGGGCTTCAGCATGTTGTCACCTGCGGACACCCACTGCTGGAGTGATATCCACGCTTGCCGCGCCGCGCACCACACGTTCAGGTGTTTAGTCTTGAATTTTGTTTGCTCACTCACGTTCACCACGGCGCTACGTTGTTGCGCCAGCAAGAATTCTTCATCGACCGACACGCCCAGATTGGGATTAGCTTTGCGCAACGCATCGGGGTGTGACCAGTCGTCTCCCTTCTCGCCGGTGTGTTCGTTCGGCAAGTCGATGCCGTATATCAACACGAACATCCGTTCATTTTCCAGCGCGCCGTCCAACACCTGCTTTGCCTTGGTGCGGTCTTCGTAGCACGGACCCGCGAGATTGAACCCAGCCGTGGTGATCTTCAACAGCAGTGGTTGTTCGCGCGCCAACATGCCCGTCACCATCGTGTCAACCAAGTCAGACGTATCGTGCTCGTGGTATTCGTCAACGATGGCGCACGACGGCGACGCCCCATCACCGGGCTTGCCAATCAACGGCTCGAACCGTGATTGGTCTGCGTCACGTATCACGTGTTTCGCATGTACCGTTATGCCCGCAGCCTTCAACAGATCGGGCGTCTTACTGAGCATCAACCGCGCTGGCCTGAACACTTCCCATGCCTGTTTCTCGCTGGTCGCGCCGCTAAACACTTCCGCGCCATGTTCGTTGTCGCCGCAGAACATCAGCAACCCTATCGCTGCGGCGAGTATGGACTTGCCGTTCTTGCGGCATATCTCCATATACGCTTCGGTGAAGCGGCGCAGATTGTCTGACTTGCGCACCCAGCCGAATAGCGCACACACGATAAAGCATTCCCACGGCTCGAGCCTTATCTTCTCACTGTGCTTCGCCCACTTGCCTTTCACGTGTGGCAGATTGGATATGAACCGGCACGCACGGTCGGCAAGGTAGGCAGAAAACTTGTAGGGGAAATCCTTGCGCTCTAGGTCGTCAAGGTGGCGCTTACACGCCTGTATCACTTCACGGCTGGCGGGCACCGTTCCATCTACCACACTGGCCGCGTATTTGTTGGCGGCGTCTACGAACTTGGATTTCAGCTTCTTATCGATTTTCTTTTCATCGATGGTGATCAGCTCATCCCATATGTTTTCTTCCGCTTCAGGCGTGGCTTCCTGCGCCACGTTCAAAATCTTTTTGCACTTTTTGAGTATCGACGCCTCTTGCTGGAACCAAAAACGTGCTTCACGCTTGGCAGAAAACAAGCTCACGCCCTTGGGCAGTTTCTTTTTCGTCAGTGCTTCCTCTGCGTCCTCCAGCCGTACGCGTGCCTGTGCCAGCCGCCCCAGCAAATCCGCGTCCACCGGCGTGAGCGGCAACCCGCGCGTAAGGGTGCGCCACAGTTCCGCTTCACGCTTGGTGGATAGAAAAGCGGGCACCGTTATCCTGTTAATGTCACGTTTTATCACGTCAAATTCTCCGCGACGTAAAAAAGGT